CCGCCGGTCTTGCCTCAGGGCTGGGCATCGTGGTCAAGGCGCTTGACCGTGATAACGGCGCATACGGCCTCAAGCGCAACTAGCCATGCCAGTCCGAGTAGCCAAGCCGTTTGGCACCTGCTCGGTCTGTGAGTTACAGAGCAGGGTGTGGGAGGTGGAGTCTGAGCAGGTGCTCCTGTGTGGCATCTGCCTGAGGCTCCTCATCGCCTTCGCTCTAGAGGACTTGTCGCAGCCGTCCTAGGCGGCTTCCCCTGGGTGGACCCTCCCCACCCAGGGGCTATCCACCCTGCATAAAAGATATTCACGCAACACGGTTGACAGCCGCGAACCGTTGACCCTATACTGACCTTGTCAGGAGGAAACCAGCCAGACGGTTGGACTGACATAGGAGGTCAAAATGCAGGGCAACATCGCAATGGCAATCGTCAGCCGCATCGTTCGCGAGAACTATCCGGCAGCAGTCATCACCCTACTGGGTGAGGGCTTCCGATTCACCTCATCGAACGGCCAGAACTTCACTGGCAAGGTTCGCGTGACCGCTTACCAGATGAACCCAATCATCTACAAGGTCAAGTGCGTCAACAACAACATCACCCTCAAGGCGGCACGCTAATGCGCGCCGCTCTTCGCAAGGGTCTAGTTCACGGCATCATCCTTGGGCTGTATGCAGTCCTGGGTTATTTGATTGCATTTACGGTGATGGGAGGACGAGTATGAAAGTCAATCGTAAGAGCACGCCCAAGATGGTAGTGCGGCCGTACTTCACATCGGAGTACCAGCGCCTAGAGCGACAAGAGCGAACGCGAGAACGCGCCAAGTTCACCGTCGCATTGATGGCGGCGTGGATCATCGCGGTCATCCTGTTCGAGTTGGTGATCCGATGACCAAGTGGAAGTGCAGCATCTGCTACCGGCAGATGGCAACCGAGACGAAGCCAACGCTGCTGGAGCGCCTCTGCCCACCTTGCAAGGTGAGCCACTGGACCAAGGTGGTGGACATCTACAAGTCAGGAGATGAGGAGCGACTGGCAACCGCCAAAGTCAAACTGCGCGCCGCAGAGAAGGCGCTCAAGCAAATGCAGGAGGTCAAGTGAGCAAGCGTTACGAGTTTGTATCAGCGCCACAGCGCAGCCCAGAGTGGTTCGAGATGCGGAAGGGCGGCATCACCGCCACCGGTATCACCGCAATCAACGGCACTTCGCCATTCAAGACTGCGTACCGACTCTGGGCAGAGTTGACTGGCCATGTCGGTGAGCAGGAAGTCGGAGCAGCAGCCCAGCGTGGGCAGTTGCTAGAGCAGGCAGTCGCTGACTACTACACCGCCGAGACTGGCCGCAAGTTGCGAAAGAGCAACGGCATCGTGCGACTCAAGGAGCACCCTTGGGCGATGGCATCGCTTGATCGCACCATCATTGGCGACACCGACGGTCTCGTAGAGATCAAGACCTCAACGAGCAACCGCTGGCAGTTGTACCCAGTGCCACCTGAGTATGTGGATCAGGTGCAGTGGCAGATGTTCATCACTGGCGCGTCCTACTGCGATGTCGCGGTGCTGCTCTCTGGGCTGGTCTTCCGCATTGAGCGCGTTGAGGCTGATCCGATCTACCAGACACTCTTGTTCGATAAGGCCGTGGCGTTCCTGGACTTGGTCAAGACCAAGACTCCACCGCCGCTGACCGGCAACGACAGCGACACACTGGCAGAGGTGAAGCCGCAGGTGAGCAACACCTACGCGAAGGCAGATCCGCAACTCGATCACATTGCGCGTCTCTACATTGAGGCGAAGGTGGAGGCAGAGGCTGCCGAGGCTGCACTCAAGGAGATGGCAATCGCCATCAAGGAGGCCATCGGTGACGGCGAAGGCGTGAAGGGTCGCGGCTGGCTTGCCACCTGGAAGACCAACAAGAGCAGCGTGAAGGTGGACTGGGAGAGCATCGCGGATGTCCTCCGAACCGTCGCGCCAGATACCTACGGCGAAGCCATCAAGCGCTTCACCTCAGAGAAGCCAGGTGCGCGCGTGTTCCGCGTTCACGGCAAGGAGGATGAGGCGTGACCTACACACCGCGTGGCGTGCTGTACCAACTCACTGACGCTGAGGTGGTCGAAGCGCGTCTCGTCGGAGACGGCCGCAACATGGCGAACCGCAACAGCAAGGACAAGTCTTATTACCACCGCGAGAAGATGGAGGACGATACGGTGGCATCATTCGCAGCCGCTACTGCCGAGTGTGCAGTGGCACGAGTCTTCAATGCCGAGTGGCACGCCAAGGTCTGGCCGGCGGGTGAGCATCACCTGCATAGCGACGAGCCAGATGTGGGCGAGAACATTGAGGTCAAGCGCGTTCGCACTCCTGACGCTGGGTTGGTGGTCAGGGAGAAGGATCGCACGCTAGGGCGCTATGTCGTGCTGGCGTATCCCATCCCTGAGACTGGCTACACGCAGGTCGATGTGATCGGCTGGATCAAAGCCGACAAGGGTTGGCAGGTGGGCCGCGATAGCGGAGAGGGGTATGTGCGAGTTCCCCAGAAATACTTGCGCGCAGTTCCTAAGGAGGGAAGCAATGAGTAAGCAAATCGCAGCAGCGCTCGCAGCGCCGTTTACCGGCACGGATCTAAAGCAGCGCCCAGGGCGCGGCGGAATGACCTTCACCTACGCAGATGCACGAGCCGTCGCCCAGCGCCTTGACGATGTCTTGGGTCTGGCCGGCTGGCAGTTTGAGGTCAAGGTCGCAGACGCTCAGCGCTTCGTCGTCCACGGCACCTTGGTCGCCGTGATCGATGGGGTCACCACCGTCCGACAGGACTTTGGCTATCCCAACAGCGCGCAGGATGACGAGCCACTCAAGTCAGCAGCCAGTGACGCTCTGCGCCGCTGCGCTGCCCAGATTGGGGTAGGGCGGTCTCTTTATGCGTCTGGCACAGGCGGAAGCCTCTCCGTGGCTCCTACACCCCTCTCCGTGGCTTCTGTGAGGGTATCTCAGCCGTCACTTCCCACGAGCGATGTGGCCGTAGCAGCAGCAATGCTGTTCGCGGAGGGCGAATGCCCAGACCACCGCACCGCTTGGTCGCACAAGCCTGCCGGTGTCAGCAAGGCTGGCAAGCCGTACAGCGCCTTCTACGCCTGCTCTGGCAAGTCGAACGGCACCTTCTGCCAGCGCAAGCCAAGCATCGCCTGGGTGAACGCGCAGCAGGCAGCAACAGGTGAGCCTGAGCGCACCGAGACGAGCATTGAGGATCTGCCGTTCTGATCTGAGCGGCATCAACTACGGCTGGGAGAGACTGGCGACCTCCACCTCTCCCAGCCACCAACACAGACGGAGGACTAGATGGTTTGGTTCAAGTGGGTAGCAAACGCACACCGAGACGCAGAGATCTCGGCGCTGACTGACACGCAGTTCCGCGCGTTCATCACGATCATCGGTGAGGTCAAGTTGCTGCGCTCCGGCGGAGTGTTCAAAAACCGACAGCACCTTAAGACGGTCATCGGCGCACGCCTGTTCAGGGGTGTGGAAGGCCTGTTGAAAAGTGGTCTGCTGACCGAATCTGGAGACGGTGTCATTGCCGTGTCGAACTATTCTCGCTATCAAGTCGACCCCACCTCGACCTCTCGTGGAGAACGCTACCGAGCACGAAAAGAGGGTGGGTTGACGGACAGAGAAAGAGAAAGAGAGAGAGAACAGAATAGAACCCCTATATCCCCTAAACGCTCTGGCTCTGGACGGCTCACGCCGCTAGACGAGATCCTTGGAGGGAAGCGCTAAATGCGCGTCAGGTCAGAGAAACCATCTGCTCGTGCTCTGGCATTGAGGAAGATCAGACAGAACGAGACTCCAGAAGAGCGAGCACATCGAGTGCTCAAGTACACGCTCTACAACCATCGGATGACGATGGAGCAGTACCTGGCCTTACGGCTGGCACAGGCTGACCGTTGCGGTGCGTGCAGGGAGCCGCTTCGCTTCGGTGAGCCACGAGCGGTGACGGTCGATCACGACCCACGCTGCTGTCAGTACGACGGTCTGGGTGCCAGGAGGACAAAGGGTCAACCGATCTCGTGTGGCAAGTGCGTCAGGGCGCTGCTCTGCGGACCATGCAACCGAGCGGTCGGATTCCTAGAGCGCTATCCACAGCGCTTGCATATGTGGATTGAGTATGTGAGGAGGGTCATGAAGTGAGCGCACATATCGCATTCGTCGGACCGCAGGGGTCAGGCAAGAGCACGCTGGCAGAGATGCTGGAGGAGCGGCGCAAGAGCCGGTACATCGTGCTCCCAATCGCGCAGACCATCCGTGAGGTGGCATCGCTCGCCTACGGCGTGGACTTCGACAAGAGCAAGCACTACGAGCAGCGCCGCCTTGGCTTGGATGTCAAGACCTCAGGCCGCGAGATCCTGCAAGACATCGGCGCGCAGATGCGAGAACTTGATGCCTACTTCTGGATCAAGGCGTGGCACGACGCGTTCAACCGTCTGGCAGCGCTAGGTCGGCCAATCGCCATTGACGATGTGCGTCTGCCACTGGAGGCGCACTTCCTCCGGCAGCACATCCCAGGGATCACCATTGTGCGTGTGTTCGCCTCCGCAGCGGCTCGCACCGAGCGCCGTGGGGTGCTTCAAGGGGCAGCCGATGTGACCGAGCACGGCTACCTCCAGACCGAGTACGACTTGCAGATCGACACAACAGACTTGACAGCCGAGAAGTCCTACGCGATCCTCAGGCAGTACATGGTGGATAACGGCAAGTGGTCGGCATCCCCAGAGGAGGAATCATGAGCAACACAGACTTGACGGAACTAGAGACACGAGCCGCGCAACTGGGCTATCACTACGACGGCCTTGTGCGCGTTGAGCACCCATTCGCTGATCAAGAGAATCAGGTGACCTGGACAATCGTTCTGACCGACACACAAGGCACAGAACTGACCTTTCAAGCGCCGACGATTGAGGGTGCCATTGAGGTCGCCAATGATCGAATGGCGCTGCTGTCTGGACTGGCTGACCTATGAGCGGCTTCGCCTATCTCGGCATCACGCTGATCGTCATCAACACCGCGCTCTTTCTCGTGGTGTTCGCTAGTCTGCCGATGAGCATCAAGCGCGGCGTAGGTATTGCGCCGTCAATGA